AGTATCTGCGGGGAGTCGTGCCCCCCAGACGGTGAAAACCGAACGGCCTCGTCGTCCACTGAGTCGTGGACCGAGAAGCGCTGATCTTCACGTACGGCTACAAGAACTGGTTCAGGATCCAGTTCGCGTAACCAGATTGAGCGCTAAGGGATGTTGGCACAAGGCCAACAACGCACTCATAGATTCCTTTAGACTCCTTGGATATGAGTTCAAGAGTGTCCTATGCTTAGAACCCCCCTCCTCTTCCCTACCTGAGGTGTTTTCAGTCCTAAAAAGTTGGACAGCCTACTGGCTGCCCCACCTTCTAGGGGATGAAACTCCACCCCAGAAATTCAATCCCTATTCTCTCTGCTCTCCAGGTTTCGTACGATTCCTAAAGAACAGGGTAACGGGGAAGGGAAAGGCAAGGAAGTATCGCATTGGTGCACTTCTGTTGTATTCCAAGCGGTTGTTTCCATCTTTTACAAGTGAAATGGTGAAGGACAAGGTTGCGGACTTTGCAAAGGCAGTGTCCCGGTCTTCTCCCGAGAATCTCTTTCGTAAGAACAAGATTTTCGCAGAAATCCAAGCCACAGTTGGTGAATTCTGTGGAAAGGGGGAAAGTATGGTTGCAGATTATACGCGACCTTTCCCTCCTTCCGTCTCTGCATGTTATGAATCTTCTAGGACCAATGGTGGTATCCAGGGCCATGTGCGTAAGGAAGTCCTTAAGCACATGGTCGATACCCCTTATTGGCAGAGGATTATTAACATCCAGAAAGCAACAGATGAAGATCTGGGTTTGGGTGGACGTTCTCAACTAGCTTGGGAAGAGTGTTTGGATGAGATGTTTGTTCAGGCGGTAGGAGAGGTGGGAGGGGTCAGTGAAAGCTGGTCTCGCCTGCCTGTTAAGCCGGCTGGTTTGACAGAACCTTTGAAGGTTCGGATTGTGACAAAGAGTAATTGGTTTCTCCAGCTTCTCACTCCTATTCAAAAGGCATGGCACTCAAAGATGCGCCAACACCCCGTCTTCCAGTTAATGGGAGGCGTAGATGTTGAGATAGCACTTGAGAGCATGTTTCTGAAGAAGGGTGAGAAGGTTGTCAGTGGCGACTATTCTGCCGCTACCGACAACATTTTCTTGGAGTATACAAGATATGCGGCGGAATGTATGTTGGAGCGTACTGAACTCGTCCTCTCAGAGGACTTGAAGCAGTATGAACCATTCATTCGCCGACTTGTAATCCACTCTTTGACCCAATCAGAACTCCACGTTGGAGCGTCAACCAGTCCCATAACCCGCGGACAAATGATGGGCCATATTTTGAGCTTTCCCCTTCTCTGTGTCATCAACCGTGCAGCAAGCTGCATGGCCGTTCCTCGAGATCGGTTCATGCGGATCAATGGAGATGATGTCATCTTCCCTGCTTCAGAGAAGGAATACAATAGGTGGAAGTCAGCGACCAGGTGCGTGGGGTTGGAGTTCTCCGTAGGGAAGAACTACTACTCCAGGGACCTGGCACTTGTTAATTCCGTCTATTGTACCTTCGATAAGAAACAAGGACGATGGGTGTCTCTTCCTGTACCCAACGTGGGACTTCTAAACAGTCCTGTAGATTTAAAGACCGTCGATGCCGTGAATGGAAGACAGATAATGCCTTGGGAGACTCTGGCACAACTCTGGAAGACCTTCTTCAGTGCTTGTCACAAGAAGAAGCTCATCCGGACTTATGAACAGATGTTCCGTAAGTATTATCCAATTCTCCACAGCTTTCCGGGTCCAATCTATGGTCCTGTTGAGTATGGTGCCTTTGGAGCACCAGTCCCAGAGGGGCATCAGTTCACAAAGAATCAACTCATGTGGATGAATGCACATCGCCTGGGTATCTTCAATTATCTTGAGGGAACACGCTCTGATTATTCCAGTATTACTACTAGGTATCAGCGGTTCCTTGAAGATGTGAGATACAAGGGGCAGATGTCCTTCCGTACACCTGAGTATGGAGATGCATTTGGTCCTCCGGACCAGGCACATCTGATTAGTGATCCATATGCACGTGATGGTGGTATGTCAAATGGTCTTATGGCCATGAGGAGGTGGATGGTTGAGCTGCAGTCAGAGAAGAAGGTGAGGATCTTTTCCGCGAGGAGGTGGAATAAGTTCAAACTTAGCCGTGCTAAGTCTGGAGGTATTCCACCTCTTCCCGCAAATTATCTTCACAAGGTTCTCGAGAATGCGGCCCATTTCCCTCGTCCAGCATGGGCCCGACATCGGGATATGTTGGGATCCAGGTATGAGGATAGTGCGTTGTACCTGCATGAAATCTTCCAGGCACCACATTAATCAGAAGAGACCACCGTGGTGATCCCCCTGAAATGGTCCCCTCCGGGGCATGAAGTGAATTTCATGGCTAAAACTAAATCTAAGAAGACTCAGATTCAGCAGAAGAAGTCGGGTAAACCCCGCCGACCTGTGACCCAAGCACAGAACTCTCTGGTTGGCCGATATGCCAGGTTGTTACACAACCCAGACAATGGAGACCATGCCTTTGACGTCTATGATGGGGAAAGGGGTGAGACAC